AATTCTTCAACTACAATAACAGGATTACATGGTAACATAAGACTTATGAGTGGTATGGGAACTGCTCCTGCTACATCTTCATCTACAGGAACTATAGGAGATATTGTTGTAACTGGAACATACATTTATGTATGTATAGCACCAAATACTTGGAAAAGAGTTGCTATTGCAACCTGGTAGAATAATATTCGTATATTCGCCTTTAATTTAAATTTAATCAAATGAAACAAATAAGAAAAATCTCTATAGGAGACAATTTAAAAGAGTCTATTCATTATCAAGTAGGAAATAAGAACATACATGATATAATTAAAAATGATAATTACTTTGATGTATATCTTATTGACAAAGATGAAGTTCAGCTTTGGAAAACTTTTCAAGAAAGAGTAGTTTGCCATATTGAATATATTTTAGATTAATATGAAAAGTCCTTTGTTTTTTATTGTGAAACCAAAAGGTTCTCAGTACGTCAGTAATGGAGATTTATTAATTAATAATGTTTCAATAGAAGATGGTAGGAATGTAAATAGAGTAGGAATTGTTCACGCAGTTCCTTCTCTATATAATGGAATAGTAAATATAGGAGATGAGATTATAGTTCATCATAATGTATTTAGAATAACATATAATCAAAAAGGTATTCCAACTCATTCAGGAAACTACATTGAAGACAATATGTACTATGTATATCCAGATATGGTTTATTTAGTTATTAAACCTACAGGAGAAAAAATAAGTATAGATCCTTTTGTTTTTGTAGAGCCAATAATAGAAGATGGAGATGAGTTACCAAATATTGGTATCTTAAAATATGGAAATGCTTTTACAGAACAAAACGGAGTAAAAGAAGGAGATAAAGTGTTTTTTAAAGATTTCAGTACACACGAATTTAATTTCGACAATGAAAGACTTTATAAAATGAAGAACAAACAACTATTAGGTGTATGCTAGGATTATCAAATGATATAGAGTTTGCAATCGATAGCATCATTGAAGGCTTAGAGTACGATATTGATATATCTGAAATAACTGCTGACAAGTTTGATTCAGCAATGAAGTCTAAAATAGAAAGTTTCCGTTCTGCAAAACAAATGATTCTTCGTTGGCAAAACAATCAAAATAGTCCAAATGAAGACAAATTAAAGAAGTATGTACAAAGACTTGTCAAAGCAGGAGATAAGTCTTTAATCACGCTTAGAATGGCTTTGAGAGAGAAGATAGACTATTCTGCGATAGACGCTACTAAACATCACTTAGCTGTAAAAGCAAAAGCATCAATTCATACTGCAATTGTAGAAATAGATTCTTCTCTTATTGAATTAAGACTTCAATTAACAAGCGAGAATTTTAATCTAGCAGACAAAGAATTTAAAATAGGATTTCCTGAAAGATATTCAAAAGGAGAGTTTTATCCAAAATCACAATATCATAAAAATTGGCATGATGAAAAAACGGATTCTACATTAATAGATCCTAAAGGAACAAGAGGACAATTAATAGTGTTAGATGGATTAAACATAATACTTCCAGAAGTTCCTAAAAACAAAAAAGATATTTTATTTAGTAAGAATAAAAAAGCAGAGCAGTATTGGAGAAGAACTCCTATTCCAGTTGGAGTTAGTGTAGATAGCGTTGATGCATATACTGAATATATATTAGAAGAATTTAGAAGAAGAAGAGAGGGTATTTGGTTTATGAATAACGGAGAGCCTGTGTATCTGACTGGCGCACACTACTTTGCATTGCAATGGTGTAAGATGGAAGATAGCGGTGGATACATGGATTTCAGATTTGCTCAATTAGAAATGTTTTATCATACTGAAGCCTGTCTTATAGATAATAGATGTATAGGGCAGTTTTTTGTTAAATCAAGACGTACAGGATATACTTATGAAAAGATTTGTAGAATGCTTGATGAAGCTACATCTAACAATAATGCTAATTTTGGTATTACATCTAAATCTGATGAAGATGCGAAAAAAGCATTTGCTAAGTTTAGTTATGCATACTTAAACTTACCGTTCTTTTTTAGACCAGTAGTTAGAGGTAAAGAAGATTCTAAAGTATTTTTAGAATTTGCAAAGCCTTCTAATATGTCTAAGGAAGCTAAGAAGAAAAGAGATACGCATACTGATGATTACTTAAACACTAAGATAGACTTTCAACCTACAAACGAAGGTTCTTATGATGGTCAGAAGATGTTTAGATACTTAGCGGATGAGGCATCTAAATGGACTAAGGGTAGAAGTTTCTTAAATCATTGGGGACAAGTATCTCCAACTATGGATGAAGGAGGAAAGATTGTTGGAAAAGCATTTGTAGGTTCTACAGTTGCTGCAATGAAAGATGGTGGTTTTGAGTTTAGAGCATTATACTATCAATCTTTAATAAGCAAAAGAGATGGTGTAACTAATAGAACTCCTAGCGGATTGTATTCTTTCTTTTTACCAGCACATAAAAATATGGCTGAGTTTACTGATAAATACGGAGTATGCCATACAGACTTGCAACCTGGAGAGAGTTTTATAAATATAGAGGGAATAAAGAAGACGATGGGTTCTATAAGATATTTAGAAGCTCAAAGGTCCTCTAAAAGAAAAGAAAGTGATATTGCTTACAATGATGAATTAAGAGCATTTCCAATGACAATTGATGAAGCATTTAGAGATGAATTAGATAATGCATTATTCAATGTAGAAAAGATAAACGAGCAAATATCATTTAACTTAAATAACGACATAGACAAGACATTGGTTAGAGGCAATTTTTCTTGGAAAGATGGAATACCTGACACTAAAGTTGTTTGGAATCCTAATCCTAAAGGAAAGTTTTTAATAAATTGGATACCTGATGAGTCGATGCAGAATTTAAGAGAGATGAAAGCAGGTTGGGGAAGTTATTCTTTTGCTCCGTTAAATGAAGACATTGGAGCTTTTGGATGTGACCCATATGATATTTCTGGAGTAGTTGATGGAAGAGCTAAAAAATCATTAAAAGACAATGATAATTCTGGAGGATCTAAAGGAGCTTTAAGTGGTGTAACTGGATTTACTTTGAGCAATGCACCATCAAACTCCTTTTTTTTAGAGTATGTTTCTAGAACACAAACAGCAGAAATATTCTTTGAAGATGTGCTAATGGCTTGTGTTTTCTATGGTATGCCGATTTTAGTTGAGAATAATAAACCACGATTACTATACCATTTTAAGAACAGAGGTTATCGTAACTTTGCAATTACAAGATTTGATAAAGCAGCCAACAGATTATCTGTAACTGAAAGAGAAATTGGAGGTATTCCAAACTCATCAGAAGACGTTATTCAAATGCATTCTTCTGCTATAGAAAGTTATATAAATAAGCACGTTGGTAGAATTAATGAAGATGAAGATTTTGGCAGTATGTCTTTTAACAAAACATTACAAGACTGGTTAGAGTTTGATATTAGAGATAGAAGAAAATATGACTTGGGTATCAGTTCTGGACTTGCTCTTATGGCGATTAATAAAAACGCATATAGACCAAAAATAGAATCAAAACCTATAACTATAAACATACATAAATACGCATAAATGAAAGATACAAAAGAAACATCTGTTGTTATTACTAATGCAGGATTACCTAGACAGAATGACTCGTTTGCCGATAAGATAAAAGCAGAGTGGGGATTAAAAGTTGGTAAAGCAATTTCTTATCAATGGTTTAAAAAAGATAACGGAGGAACTTCTAAATTTTATTCAGAGAGAGCTGAGATAGTTAGAAGAAGAGCATATGCTCAAGGCATTCAAGATATATCAAAATACAAAGAAGCTATTAAGCTAAATGGAGATATGTCTTATACGAATCTTAATTTTACTCCTGTTCCAATCATTCCTAAGTATGTTGATATAGTTACTAATGGACTTACAGAAAAAGAGTATAGTATTAGAGCGTTTTCTATTGATCCTATTTCAACTAAAAATAGAATATCATATCGCCAAAGAATAGAAAGAGACATGGTATCTAAGGAGTTTTTATCAAGGATGAAAAATGAATTAGGCATAAATGCATTTAATACGGATCCAAACGAAGTTCCAGAAACAAATGAGGAATTAGATATTCATATGCAACTTAATTATAAGCCTTCTATTGAACTATCTAATCAACTTGCCATACAAACTGTATTTAATGAAAATAAATTCAATCTAACGACTAAAAAAAGATTTACAAAAGATTTGGTTGTTGCTGGTATTGGAGCAGCTAAACATAGATTTGTTAAATCAGAAGGAATTAAATTAGACTATGTTGATGTTGCAGATTTAGTTTATAGTTATACTAAAGACCCTTATTTTTCAGATTGCTATTATTTTGGAGAATTTAAAAATTCATTAATCTCTGAAGTATATAGAGATTATCCAGGTTTAACAGATGAAGAAAGAGAAAGAATACAAAATATTGGTAATGCATGGAATAAGTATCATAATCTAAATGAAGACGATACTAATGATGCTTTTAGAGATAAAGTAGGATTATTGTATTTTAATTACAAAACTACTAGACAAAAAGTTTGGAAAGAAAAGAATACAAGAGTAGGAGGTAAAAAAGTTCTTGAAAGAGATGAAACATTAAATCCTTCTAAAGATGGATTATACAATGTTCTTAAAAAAGAAGAGGAAGTTTGGTTTGAAGGTGTAATGGTATTAGGAACTGAAATTTTATTAAAATGGGAAGTTGCTAAAAACATGGTTAGACCAAAATCAAATACAAATAAAGTAATGCCTAATTACATTGTTTGCGCTCCATTACTTCACGAAACAGGACATATTGATAGCCTTGTAAATAGAATGATTCCTTTTGGAGATGAAATTCAAATTGTTAATCTACAAATACAAAGAGTTCTTCAGCAAATGAGACCTGATGGACATGAGATTGACATAGAGGGAATTGCAAATATTAGTTTAGGTAACGGTAATAAATACGACCATACTGAAGCTATTAATATGTTTATGCAAACAGGTTCTATTTTAACTAGAGGAACTGGTGTTGGAGGAGAATTTAACGGAAGCAAAAGAGTTGTTCAAGAAATTCCTAGTACTGGATTTAATAACAAATTAGCAGCATTAATTAATCAGTATCAATTCAAGCTGCAAATGATTAGAGATGTAACTGGTATTAATGAGGCAAGAGACGCAAGTTTACCAGATAAAGATTCATTAGTTGGTATTCAAAAAATGGCTGCTGCAAACTCTAATTTAGCTACTAGACATTTACAAGACGCTATCTTTTTTATCATTAGAGAAATTGCTGAGTGTACTTCTTATAGAGTTTCAGATGTATTAGAATATAGTCCATTAAAAGATGATTTAATTAATAAGATTGGTAATACTGCCGTTATTGATTTAAATGATATTAATGATTTACATCTCCGTGATTTTGGAATATTTATAGATTTAGATTTAGATGATGAGCAAAAAGCTAAATTAGAATCTGATTTAAGTTTAGAAATTCAAGCAGGAACATTAGGTGTTGAAGATAAATTCTCAATATTAAACATTAGAGATTATTCTTTAGCTTATAGAGTTCTTGCTATTGCTAAGAAGAAAAAAGCAAAACAAAGACAAGAAGAAGAGATGGCTAAAATTAAAGCCAATCAAGATTCTCAAATTCAAATATCTCAAGCTGCATCTCAAGCTAAAGCACAACAAGCTCAGATGGAAGGGCAGATTAAAATGCAAATTCAAGATTCTATTAATCAAGGGGAAATTGCAAAGTTAGAAACAGAAGCAAGATTAAAATCTGAGTTAATGGAAAGAGAGTTTAATTATCAAATGCAGATTAAACAAAAGGAAACTGAAGTTCTTAATCAAAGAGATATGCTTAAAGAAGACAGAAAAGACGATAGAACTAAACTACAAGCAACACAACAATCAGAATTAATTGACCAAAGAAAAAAAGATAAGATGCCTATAGATTTTGAAAGCGATGGCATGGATGGACTCGATGGATTTCGCATATAATTTTGATTTATAAATTTTATATCTTTGCATAAATTTTTATTATAACTAAATTAAATTTAAAATGAGTGTATTTAAGAAAGTCGATTTTAGCGACAGTCCTTTGGATGCGGAAGCGTTTAAAGATGTACAAGGTCAAGATGATTCAAATGAATCTAAAGAAGAAATTAATACTGATTCACAAGCAGATGATAATCAAGTTGCAGACGATAATAAATCTGTAGATGATAATCTTCAAAACAATGATCCGGCAGCAAAAGAATTAGATGAAAATTCAGTTATTGATTTTTTAAAAAACAAATACGGAAAAGAGATTAATAGCTTAGATGATTTGTTAAAAGAGAAGGAAGAAAAAAATATTCCTGAAGATGTTAAAAAATATTTAGAATATAAAGAGAAGACTGGAAGATCGTATAGCGATTTTATGGAAACTCAAAGAGAATGGGATAAAGAAAACCCAGATTACGTTCTTAAAAAATACCTGCTTGAACAGACTCCTTATTTAGAATCTGATGAAATTAATGATGAATTTAATGAAAGATTTGTTGTTGATGAAGATTACGATGATGAGAAGACTATTAAAGCAAAAAAAAGAGAATACAAAAAAGCATTGTCTGAAGCTATTAGCTTCTTTAATCAGCAGAAAGAGCAATACGCTGTGTCAAGGTTTGACGAAAGCGTTATCCCAACTGATTACAAGGTAGCAAAAGAAACTTTAGATAATCTAAAATTTCAACAAGAAAAGTCTGTAAAAGACCAAGAAGAAAAACAAAAAGTTTTTACTAATCTTACTGATGGTTTGTTTTCTGATGATTTCAAAGGTTTTGATTTCAATGTATCGGGAAGCAAACAAACTTATAATGTGCTAGACGTAGCGCAAGTAAAAGAAACTCAGAAAGATATTTCTAACTTTATTGGACAATTTGTTGATGAAACTGGAACACTAAAGAATGCTGCTGCTTATCACAAAGCATTATACGCTGCTATGAATGCGGATAAAATTGCAGAACATTTCTATGAATTAGGTAAAGCTAATGCTATTAAAAACGAAGTATTAACATCTAAGAATATAGACATGGGGCAAAAAGAAGTAAGCTCGGCAAATCCTGGAAGTGGTCCAATATTTAGAGTTATAAAATAATAAAAACAACCACAAAAAAAATAAACGAAAATGTCTATTAAAGCAATTCCTGGAGTTAAATTTACTCCATCTCCCGTAAAAGAGGTTACCTCTACTAACTACTTAGAGGCTGCTGACTTTAACTTTACCAATCAATGGATGCCTGATCTTTATGAAAAAGAGTTCCAATCTTATGGTAATCAATCTGTAAAAGGATTATTAGAAAAAATTGGTAGCGAGTATGCTATCTCATCTGACCTTGTTAAATGGACAGAAGAAGGTCGTTTGACTAAAGTTTACAAATCTGTAACTCGTTCTTCTGCTGTATTTACATCTGCTGCACATAGCATTAGAGTTAATGAAACAGTTTTAATTTCAGACCCTGATACTGGAGTTGAAAATATTGGTATCGTAACTGTTGTAACTACAGATACTTTTACTGTTCAATCTACTTTAGCTGCTGGATTTACTGTAGGTTTAGATAATTTAATTATCTATGTTTATGGTTCTGAATTTAGAAAAGGAACTACTGGTCAATCAGTATCTTTAACTACAAGTCCAGACATCTTCGAAAATTCTCCAATCATCATTAAAGATGTAGACATCGTTAATGGTTCTGACATGACTCAGATTGGTTGGATTGAAGTTGCTCCTGAATATGGTGGAGGTTACTTATGGTACTTGAAAGATAGAGCTAAAACTCGTCAGCGTTTTGACGATATGTTGGAAATGTCTATGATTGAAGGCCGTCATTACGAAGCATCTTCTGCTGCTGTAACTGCTGGATACGAAGGTACTGAAGGTTTCTTTGCAGCTGTTGAAAATGGAAACGTATTTGAAGGTATTATCTCTGACATTGCTGTAGATTACGAAGACATTATCAATCGTCTTGACTCTCAAGCTGGTATCGCTGAAAACTTAATGTTTGCTAAACGTAATCAAGACTTAGCTTTTGATAAAGGTATGGCGGCTATTAATGCTCAGTACTCTGGTGGTGCGCAATATGGAGCTTTCAACAATAGTGCTGATATGGCTTTATCTTTAGGATTTAAATCTCTTATGTGGGGTGGATATTCTTTCCACAAAACATCTTGGAAATATTTAAATGATCCTACTAAGCGTGGTGCTATTAGTGGTTTATCTGCAATCAATGGTGTTATCACTCCTGCTGGTTCTATGTCAGTTTATGACAATATCTTAGGAGCTAATACTACTTTGCCTTTCTTACACATCAAATATCGTTCTAACTCTGGAGAGGACAGACGTTATAAAGCATGGGTAGTTGGTGGAGCAGGTGGAGCTACAAACTCATCTCTTGACGCTAACGAATTGCACTTATTGTCTGAGCGTTGCTTATGTACAATGGGTAGAAACAACTTCGTATTGTTGCGTTCTGCTGCTTCATAGTTATAATGAAGTTATAAATAAGGGAGGTGTAATAGCCTCCCTTTTTTTATTTACATATTTATTATCTTTGCAATCAATTAAAAAATAATCTTAAATTAAATTAAAAATGGCAAGACCAAAATCACAACAAAAAGAAGAAGAAGTAAAGAATAAAATTTACATCTTAAAAAACAATTGGAGACCTTTAACTTATACGTTAAGTAATCGCCACAAACCAGAACTTCCATTACAGTACTTTGACAAAAACGCTAAGACTCTTAAATCATTAAGATACGCTACAAACCAAGAAAGTGTATTTATTAGTGAGCAAACAGGAGAAGCTACTTTAGGTTCTGTTGTATTTGAAAGAGGAGTATTAGTTGTTCCTCACACAAATCCTACTCTACAAACATTCTTAGATTTACATCCAAAGAATGGATTGCTTTTTGAAGAATTTAATCCTGAGAAAGAAGCTGAAAAAGAATTGGAATCATTAGACTTACAATTCGAAGCAGCTAAAATGGTTAGAGAACTTAAAATTTCTGAATTAGAAAATATTGCTTTGTCTGTTTACGGATCAAGAGCAACTTCTATGTCTAGTTCTGAAATGAAGAGAGATTTAAGAATCTATGCTAAAGATTATCCAGAGTTATTTTTAAAACTAGCTACTGATGATATGATTGGACTTCGTGGGTGGGGTATTAAAGCTGCTGCTGAAGGAATATTGAGATACGATAACGGAAGATTCTATAATGGTAAAGACGTTGTTGTAACAGTTCCTTTTGGAGAAGATGAGTATGATGTATTGGCTAGATACTTCAAAACTAAAGATGGAGAATTATTACTTCAATTTATTCAAAAGAAATTAGACTAATAACTTTCTTTTAATCTTAAAGAGAGGTAGTTAATTCT